AGACCCTGACCCGTATTCGCCCTATCCCCCAACAGCGCAATCAGGGTTCCTTGGTTCGCCGTAGTCTGGTCTCTAATACGCCTAGCGTTCAATGCGCCTATCTGGCGCTCACGATCTGCCTCGCGTCGGTAAATCTCAGCCTGCTGTCTGGCAGAAGCGTTGGCGGCTCGTCCCTGACCAATCGCACCGAGGGCGCTGACGCCGAAGCCAGCAATGGAGAACGCAGACGACGTGGTCAGACCAGTGGCCGCCGCTGCTGAGGCGCTGCCTGATAATGTTGCTGCTGCTGCTCCTGTCGCTACGACCATATTATTCTCCTGTGATCAATACGGAGTTCGTATTCTCATCTCTATGAGACGCTATCAAATCAACCTCATCCGTAACTTGCTTCTCAGCCTCTTCCACTGATTGAGCGTCGGTGGCTAACAACATGGTCATCGTTACATCAGTATGAGCATATGTTGCCACCTTCCTGTTCGCACTAGCAGGTAATATATTATACCCCTCAAATTGTATAGGAGCGCCATCCCCCACATACACGCTAACACTCCCCATGAAAATAACAGTTGTTGGCTCCTTTATAAGAGCAAATGAAAACACAGATCCGACAGGCATCAGTATTGTACGAAAGTATATGCCCCCGTGAATAATATGCTCTGTATGGAATTGTAACTGCACTTGCCTATTAACAAGATCCTCGACATTACGAACTTTACCAATAGCCTCATCACTCATAGATGGGATAATCACCCCCGTAGCCAGAGGCAATGATGCCGCTATAGAAAGTACATCTTGTTGCGTCATCAAATTACCTTTGCGTACCTATTATAATCGTTCTTATCCATATCATAAGCTATGGATACGCCCTCCAGTTCCATTCCCATGAGCCTAGCTAGATGGTTAGGGGTAGGGAGGTCTGCCCTAACCGTGGCCTGTATCCTGTGCAGCCCCTCCTCCTTCATAAAACCATCGAGACCACGACGCAATCTCAGGGCAATCGCCCGGCGCTCGTTATCCCTCATGGGCTTCGATATCGTCCACGCCTCACCAACGCCTTTCCACTGTTGCATCACTCCCATGCTGGCTACAGGCTCCCCATCGATAAGGGCCGTGCGCCCCAATAGATCATAAAGAGAGAGGTTCACAATCTCTGGTGCGGTGGGAGGCAGCATCATGACGAACTCCAGATGCAGCCGCTCAAACTTAATGATCTCAATATTCACGTCGCCGTCTCCAATTCAGGAACGAGACCGAGTATCGTAGCTGGTGCCGGTGCGGTACTCTTTAGAACAAGTCGCAAGTCTGTACCAAATCCCGCTACCACCCCCAGTGATTTCTCACCTGTGAAGAAGGGGACCGGATCCCCATCGATCTGGGTAGCCGGGCGTAGATCCAGTTCAGTGAACGAACCCTCACCATCCTCATCTTCAGTAGCGACAGAAATTGAACCCTCAGCGCTCTCCATGAGAATGAGGGTCACATCTGCGATGTTCTTAGGCTCACCAACAGCCGTTCCGGTGTCGGTTCCGAAAGCCAGCTTCAGGCTCTTCCATCGCTTCTCATATTGAAGCCCTACATGAATCATCGACGCATCGTTATCCAAGGTGATGGATCCAGATGAAACGGTCTTGGCCGTTTGAATAAATCCGTCAGCAAATACCTCAACACTCTCCCCCTCTAAATGTGTAAGACCACTGACAGATGAAACTTTTAAACGCATCTCACCACTAGCCGAATAGGCAGTGAAGGCGCTGGCGTCGGTGGCACGGTACGCCAACCCTCCAGTCGTGAATGTCGTGAAAGCGCTGGTATCGACACCAATCGTATAGTTATTGGCATTTATCACGGTGATGGTATAACCGTTTCCATTAAGCTGAGTCATGCCCCCGACGTCATGGAAGTGGATTTCATTTCCGGTGATAAATCCATGCGCTGTCGAATTTACGGATCCGGGGTTTGCTCTGGTGACAGCCTCAATCGCTGACCCATCCTCAGCAGCAAGCTCGACCGTAGTACCAGTCACCTCACCAACCTTATAGGTCTTGGTATTCACCTCAGTCATCCCCTTAACGCGCACAATGCGGACGAGATCCCCGTCGCTCAGGCTATTGGAAACAGATACGACTGCGGGATCCGCAGCGGTGATGCCAGTTATGGTCAGAGGATTATCAAGAGTAAGGCCACTATCCACATAAAAAGCCTCTTCTTGTAGATCCTCGTCACCGTTATAGACCTTCTCAAAAACTTCGATGTATCGAACCGTGGATCCATTGATCTCACGTTTAACCGCTACCCAAATCTCAAATCTCTCTGCACTATCCTTAAATTGTCCTGTACCGTCTTGGCCGGGAATTGCCGCCACGCTCTCAACAACAGCGTCTCCCCCTTGGAAAGACCCGCCCACGATTTGCCTTGCCCACCCAACGACATTTTGCTCAGGCTGGTATGTCAATGTAGGTAGCTGCCCATCATCCCGTGCTGCCCATATAAGGCTATCAGGCTCCTGCTGATACGCCACCTGACTGACCCCACCCTGCAAAATCCTATCATTCAGAAGAGTGAGATCAAATTCATCGAAGCCCTGAACGCCGCTATCTTGCAAAACGTCGGCGAACTCTAGGATCTTGCGGTTAGTTCTTCCGATATAAAGTAATCTGGACCTAACCTCTATGGGTTGGATCAGCGCCACGCCGCCAGAGACCTCGAAGTCGGCGGCGATATCCGTCGGCGTTAAGACCGCCTTCTGATCAGATCTTAGCGTCCAGTTACCCCCCTGTGTTCCGATCACCGGCTTCTTACGAGATGCCATCCAACGAATAGTATTCACCCTCAAGGCAGCGAAGGTATATTCTATCGCGCTATTATCTTGCACCGTACCGTCAGCGTCGGCGTCGGCAAACCGTTCAATGTCAGCACTTTTAGATAACCAGAAGGTCTGCGGTTTTATCACGGTGTTCGCAAAGCCGAGACGCTGTTGAATAAATCCTACAACAGACGGCCACCCATCTGTGTCATTCCAAATACCTAGTCTCCAGTCAGCCGTTGCCGTCGTAGCTGACGCATCCGGCCCGAGTATGTCTGCAACAACTATAGTCGTTGATGTAATTGAAATAATCTGTAACCAAGTCCAATCATCGGCAGCGTCTTCCCACCGTATTAAACGCCCCACATCTGTGGCTCTCCACCCAATATCATCGTTGATACCAGTGGTGGACGACGCAGTAACATTTATCCCTAATCCTGTAGTAGCACTCAACAACAATGTCGTTGCTGTGGTGTTCTGATCTAGCCACGGTCCATCTTGGAACAGGACTTTCTCCAGAGACCATATGCTGTGACCATATCGAAGCAACACATACACTCTGGTAGACCCGCCAATACATAAATATAAAACGTCTGCGGACTGAGCAAAGACGATATTCTGAAGATCCGCCGTCGCCCAAGGCGTAGTTATCTCTAAAGCCGTATCATCTAGGACAGAGACATTATCTAACCACACGTCTGTATTCAGGGTGGTGTTATCGAAGGTTAGATAGAATGTAGTCGCCGTAGACGTGAAGGTAATAAGATGATACCCCACCTTCTTTTTTGACGACGTGAAGTAATTTTCACTGCCACCGCCGGAGGAAGAACCCACCCGAACAGTCAGGTGATCACCAACAGCCCCTACGACTTCAAAGGCAATGGTGACGATATCCGCCGCTGTAGTGCTTATAGCCTGAGTAGCAATACCTTGATTACCAGCCGCAGCAGACGTTAGCTTCATGGCATTGAGCGTGCTGTCATGAGCTAACGCTCCTGTGCCGCTAGAGGTATTGGTCCAACTTGCAATATCACTGCCGAAGGTTCCATTGGTTATAGCGGCGGTGACATTATCCGTTGCAATTTGCGCCTGATTCTTGAAGAAGCGCATGACGTAATTGCCTTTTTCAAGCATATACGACTGCTCTGTGCTAAATACGAATGGAATTAAATTTGGCCTTGCGGAAGCACTCTTCGCATCCGCAACATACCGTGTTCCCGGTCTATAAGTATAACCTCCTTGAGGTAGGGGTAGGATATTTTGATAAACAGATCCGGCATTAACATACTTGTCAAACTGGACCCGCGCCGTCATCCGGTCCCCGAACTCCCCTGCATTGAAGTTTTCTTTTAAGATGGAGAGTTGTCGTGCCATGTTAATCGGTACTCAGCTTTAACTCATTATCTATACCATACCCCCCAGAGCGGACAGACACCCATGAACTCTCTGGAAGATTATCCGCGAAGTCCTGAATACTGTCAGCGCTCTTCGCCGTCGGTAGATCCTGATCAATGAATTGACCGTACATTTCTGTGCTTCTAGACGCAGACTGCGATAACGCAACAGCGAGACGCGAGGCCAGAAATTTTGAAAGCGCCAACCTAAAAGTGGGAATCATGATATTAGGATCCGTAACCCGATAAATATACCGGAGATACAAATTAGTGGCGTTTGTATTAACTTGATTAGATTCTATCTTATAGGGGACGGTGCCAAATCCGGCAGAATTATCGTAGACGCTAACCAACCTCAAAAAGTCTCCGGGGAACTCATAACCAAAGTTCCATTCAAATACAGGGGCGCGTTCATCAGTTGATGCAATCTTTCCCATCTTCACGCGCTTAGTGGCGAAGTTCCAGTTATGCATTGAAAGGAGAGTATCTCTCAACTCAGTATATACAACCTCGCAGGCATTAGCCTCCTTGGTCCCCTGCTCCAAGGATGTAATCGTCTTGGAGTGCTTAATAAGTTGCAACGCTGCATTACAGATTAAAACATCTGACGCCATACCCGCTCTCCTTTACATAAAACCTACGCAGCTTTTCTCTTGGTCTTCGCCGGAGCATTGGTAGTCCAATCCGAGATCATAGTGATGATCGTGGTCTTCAGATCCATCTTTGTTACCTCGAAGATAGCCTTATCCCAGATGGTGTCTTTATCCCGTAAGATGGATACATAGATAATATCACCCGGCTGGAGATATCGTCTGGAAATGTTATGGAAATAATTATCAACGAGCACGTCTTCAATGCCGTGCTGCCGGGTTGTGTATTGGAACTCACTGGCCCACTTGAGACGAATGCGATATTCGATGTCCTCTGGTACTGATTGTTGAGGCATGATTAATCCCTTCTGGTTATAGAGCGCTGCCACCTATGTCGTGGCAATATATTATATATGCTCTCTGTTGATACCATCCTTATGTATACGGCTCAATGATACGGATCATAACAGCCAGATATTCTGCTGTCATCCATGATGGACTTTAAATAAATAAGGGGTGATAAAAGATGGGGGCTTCACTGCACAATTCGGTAAGCAATGTTTGTTGGTTAAGGGACCAGTCTTATGGATACCTAATAAGGTTATCCTCATTCCTACCTTCGGTCACAAACTTATCAAGATGACTTTATTTCTTCTTTGAGGACTTCTTGGTCTTCTTGGCAGCGGCTTTACGCTTGTTGGCAGTGGGGGTTTTGCGGTTCCCTCGTTTACCTGTTGTAACCTTTGGCATGAGTAATCTCCTAAAAGAGAAGGGGCCGCCCCCGAAGAGGCGGCCCGATCAATTCAACTCTAGTCCGTGTCGCCAATACTGGTAGCGTTCAGCGGATCAGAGATGTCTACAACACCGGCTGACGAGACGGAAACCACAATGTGGTTTTCGACATCGGCAATGGTGCCAGAGCGGACAGCCGTTCCCCAGACAATGACCTCTAGGGTATCACCAACCGCAAGGTTGATTGTATCATCGGAATTGTCGAAGTAACCAGAGGTATCCACGGTGACGGCGGTGTCTGTAGTGTCGTAACGGTAATCGCCATAACCGTTATGCGAACCCTTGAGGGTTAGCTGTGCTGATACAAATGCCATGATCTATCCCTCCTTTATGACGTTGAAACGGCAGTGGTGTCGTTCAAGGTGCCTTGAATAACTCCAGTGTCGTCAATCATTACGGCTTCACCGCTCATCATGTGATTGATGAAGTGAGCCGCACGGGTTCCCTGCCAAGTAATATCAGCAGCAACGCTGGCGTTGCTGGCAATGTTACCGGCGTGCTTTCCGGTCGCATGACCGAGAGCAGACTTATGCCAAATAAAGCACTCTGCGGCAGAGGTGCCTCTCCCCGGCAGAGCCGGATGCATACACCACTTAACGCCCTGCCAATCAACCCACTTCTGATGACCCGGAGCGCCTGATGTAAATGGCAGACCCGTCGGGCCGACAAAGTCGGCTGATGCAAATGAGTTCACCGTCATAAGCTGCGCCCACATCCGAGGAGTGAGAGCACCATAACGCTGACCATCATTCGGGACAGAGTTAACGTCGAGCGACCGAGCGCGTAAGCACCCGATCTTGCATAAGCCATACGAGCGTCGATGTTGGTCTTGGCTTCGTCAAGTAGGTCCACAAAATCCCCAGCGTAAAAGTCCACCAATGTCGCGGACGGCTGGGTGTGAGTGGCATTCATCGGAGTAATTTCACCATGCCGAGATTTGGTCGTGGCAGTGCCAGTTCCCAACTTCTCGAAGTAGGCGGTACTACCCACAATGTTGTCTTTGGTGAAAACGCCAGCCCGAAGCATTGAGCCTTCACGTTGAAACACCAAATGGACGTCTGCGTTATAGTCTCCTATAAACGCTTGGTCTATGGATGTACTCATAAGGTTTGTCCTTATCAGAAGTTAAAGGGCAAACCGCCGTCGGGGTAGCCGGTATGTATCATCCGGTCTTGGGGTGCCGTTACCGGGCCAAGACGTTTTGAAGACCAGCGCCTTCAGGGTTCGATTAAGTGTCCTCCGGGCTACTGAGTAGGGTGCCGAAGAACCCTCTACAATCACCTATACATATTATCTCAACTCTTGTCCAGAGATAGATCCAGTGCCATGAAGCTGTTCAGAGATCTTACGACGCTGTTCTTCAAGGCTCTGTGCTTTAGTTTTATCCCCGGAACCATGAGCATCATGCATCTCACGGGTCAGCCGGTCGAATTCAGACCTAGCGTCTGTCCCAGCTTCGGAGTTGCTAAACCCAGCCTGCATCGGACCTTCCGCCCTAAGCCTACCGAATTCTGCAAGCATTTCTGCATAATGCGGGGAGCTTCCCATCAAGGTGCCGTCTCTAAGAGCAACCTTGGCAAGATCCGGATATTCATCCACGACACTCTCAGCGAAGGCGATGTTAGAATCATAATTGTTAAGCCACTTCTTTCTAAGTACCGCTTCCGCTGATTCAGCCGCACTGACATCTCCGGCGTCCGTAATTTCTTTAGCGGTACGCTCCATTTCCCAGTACGCTTCTACAGCGGTGCTAACAACACTCTTGCTTGCCCCGGCTTCATGCATCTTACCGATAATACCGTTCATGGCGTTCTGCATGGTTTCAGATTTGAACTCAGCCTCATCCATGAAATCCGGTTTTTTAAGATCATATCCTGATATATCTTCCGGCACCCCCAACTGCTTGTGAAAAGCCGCGATATCTTCTTCACTGGCGTCTTTTCCCGGCATCTTGAGGCGCTGGCTCAGTTGCGTGTTCGCTTCCTTGAGCGCCTTCGCCATTGCTTCTTCGGTATTGTATCGAGCAGCGATGCTCTTCACATCTTTATCTTCATAGGCATCACTGAAATGTGCGCCAGACTTTTGCTCTTCCCCTTTGTCTTCTTCCGTTTCCGTCTGTTCACTGTCAGGGGTAGCCTCGGCGTCCGCTGCTTCTGCGGAGGTAGCCTCAGCGCCTTCAGTTGTTTCGGACATTATCTTCAATCTCCTCTCTTGGTTCTGGAGTAGACAAGTCAGCGAACATCGCCGCCTTGATCTTCCCCGCTAATTCTCTTTTTCCTGCCCATCGCTGTAAGGCGTCGTTACTTTCCGGTGGGTCGTCGTATTCTCCGCACCACGTCAACAACATGAATAATACGCGCTGACCAAGTTGTGGTTCTTTGTTGAACAGGATCCTGAAGTCTCCGGCTACGTCATCTCCTTGATGAGAGCGTCCATATACGGAGTGAACAATGGCTGTGTGAAATGCATTGATATCCGGATTTAACGTCGGCCCCCTCCTGAAGAATTTGAACATTAACCTTCCTCAGAAGCCTCTCGGGCTTGAGCAACCATATCTGGTGGTACAGACCCAGCGATACTAGCTACCTGCTGGACGGCCTGCAATGATTGTTGTTCCTGTTGCTGTTGTGCCTGCTGTTGGTTAAGAGCCGCCACTTCTTTGTCGTCAAGGGTAAGTTGCGGCGGGAAGTCTCCGCTCTCTGCAATGAATTTCCCAACCTCATCCCAGTTTACACGGTTCATTACCGACGGTTGGATTTGTCCTATCTCTAAGATTTTCTGGATCCCTTCACCAACAGTGGCCTCTTCGATCTGACGCTTGGCCTTCTCGATTGGGCTGGCGAAACGGAAATTGACGCCGCCCCGCTGGATGGCCTCTGGAATTGTCTGCTCGTCTCCCAGCGCCCCGGATCTCAACATCAAGTTAAAGGCACGCTCCACCATTGGGCCAGTATAGTCGCTCTCCAACCGGCCAAAGACCGCTCCAATCTCACGGACGAATTGTTCCCGTCTTTCCAAGATCTCCGTCGCCGTCATTTGAGGTCCGGCTAATGGAAGGTTCAAGATGTTCTTAAAGAACAGAACTTGGATCTGCTCCCTCGCCGCCGTTTGTGCGTTCAATCCCCAAGGGATGTTCGCCTTGCTGTCCATCTGGCGGAACGGATCAGAGATCCCCAGATTACGGACGGCTTTAGCGTCGTAATACGCCACGCCTCCGGGTTTCATCTGTGGAGCGCTCACCATGCTGTCTGATGGTAGTAACCACGGGGGATCGACTGCGCGGTGCAATCCACGCAGCATCGTCTTACCCATCTGGTTCAGGGTGAGGACGTCCGGTAATGCCAGAACGCCCACGCCTCTTCCGTAAACCTCGCCGCTGCGGGTATCCCATCGAGGTGTAAAAAACGGTAATTCCTCGAAGCCCTCTTCTACAACCGTATGTTCACTATCCACGTCGATGACGATAGATTGAATAGGCATATTCTTGTTGTTCTTGATGCGGGGGTCACGATCATTTCGTGTTGTCACGCACCAATAGAAGTCCTGTTTTTCGGTCGCCTTCTTCTTATCGCTGTCTTCCAGCTTTTCGATGGTTTTATTACCGAGGTTCTCTTTTCCCCACCGCCCTGCCGCCTGCTCCGGATTCAGGCGTTCTATGATGTAATACGATTCCGGTACGTTTGCAGAATTGACCTCGATATAGACCTGATTCATGTGGAAAGATCTGAACAGGAAGCCCTTCTGATCCGGCCTCAATCCCAA